AGATGAGGGGTTCCTGTCGTAGGTGCACGTTCACGTCCGTAAATGACGAATGGAATGTCTTTTGATTGGATCGTAGCTTCATCAGCCGCAGTATAATTGTTGAGTGTAAAGCACCACCGTCTTACGCGATCCCCCATGAGAATCTATGATGCTTGTTGTATATATACTAGGAAACGAAATCTGGACAGAAATAAAATAATTAATTGATTAATTATTTTTTGTTGCGATATTATATATCCAACAACCCCACCGAAAAAAATGCCCATCCGCCGCCGGACTTCAAAGCCCCGCCGCCGGGTTATCCGTCGCACCAAACGTCGCGCAATTCGTCGCGCTCGCAAGCCCAAGCTTTCTATGACTTGGCATCATTCACCGTTTGGTCGCACGTTCAAGACCCAGATAACTTATGCTGAGAATATTACTATCACGTCTACCGCTGGTATACCTTATAATTATCTATTCTCAGTTAACGGTCTTTATGATCCTAACATAACCGGCACTGGAACGCAGCCTCGATATTTTGACACTCTTTGTGGTGCAAATAATAGTAACGCTCCGTTTTATAATTATCGTGTTCTTGGATCACGTATTTCAATCGAGGCTATGCCTACCGGATCAGATGCAATGACTATGCGCGGCTTTGTCGGTATTGGATTGTATAACACTACTGCATCCGGCCCAACTACCCTTATGGAGTTGAGAGAGCGACAGGACTATAAGATTAAGTATATGGGTTATTGGTATTCTAATAATTCTATGTGTCGCATCGCTCGTAAGTCCGGCAGCCTTGCTAAGCTTTTTGGCGTCAAGGACATCATGGACAATGTAAACACCGCTGGTGACTATGGTTCTAATCCTGGAACTGAAGCTCGGTGGGCAATTACATTTGTTCCATTTGATGAATCATCTACCAGGTCGATTTCATGCCTCGTTAAAATCATATACGACGTTGTATTCTTCAACCGTAATGATGTGGCGAACTCGTAAATTAGTATTTTTTTTGCCCGGAGGGCCCCACTCCCATATCCCCCCGAGTCCGAGGGGCGAGGCCGCGAGCGAAGCGACGCGCCCGCAGCCCCCCTCGGGCGATATGGGGGGGTGGGGCGCGCCGAAGGCGCATCACAGGAAGGGAGCACGTAGTACACCACACTTCTACGGAAAAAAACATAATTGTCCAAAAGTTACAGTATTACCTTTTGGACTTCTGGACAGTTTTCGTCTAGGTTGACCAAATGCTGGATTCTGCGGACGATTTGTTGCATATCTTCACCCCGGCCCCTGAAGATTATGTCCGGAGGTTGGGGGGCGGTAAATATAAGGTATTTACAGTTAAAAGCGCAACTGGAGGTTTTCACTTCGACACGCACCGGGTAACGATCTGTGATTCGTAAGAGCACATTAAATTCGAGCCCGTTGTCTCTTATGTCGTCGAAGATAGCGCATTTTTGTTGGTCGTAACCGTCCAAAAAACGCCCCCCAGGATGAATGTAAATAGTGGCTGGTGTAAATCCCATGTCCATTGCAGTTTTCCATGCAGCATTTGTTTTGCCTTTTCCTGTCGACCCGTAGAACCACCAGATTTCCCTGGTGACGAATTCAGGATCCACACAATATTTCGTAAGCTTCTCTGCGTAAGTAATTTGTTGTAAACTAGGTGGTCCACCGTCTGCCATATTTGATTTACATATGTCACCGATTCGTTCACCTGCTATTATTTTGCGGCGTATCTCTTGTAGATCCATCCGGGAACCCTGGCCGACTGTGGGCTCCCCTGCCCGAAAAAATCCCCCCCTTTTGAGCAGTAGGTGATATTCTCCTCAGCCGTTCCACGCGCTGTTATGAGGTGAACAGTCGGCAAACCCAGCATCTTTTTAGTCGCGCTAAGGGTTTTTCCTCTATCAGCCAATTCGAGGTATCCCTGCAGATGAGGGGTTCCTGTCGTAGGTGCACGTTCACGTCCGTAAATGACGAATGGAATGTCTTTTGATTGGATCGTAGCTTCATCAGCCGCAGTATAATTGTTGAGTGTAAAGCACCACCGTC